AATAAAGTTTTTAAAGCTGATGAATATGATACACCGGCTCATACTCACTTTTACAGAGAACATTACTTTAGAAACAATATTAACAGTATAATTCCCGTTACTAAACACTTAGAAAAATGGGACCATGTTTTTACTAAAATAAAACAACACATGAATTACAGACCAAATACTTGGTTTGACAAAGAATACACCAGTGTTTTTAAAAGAATTGAACAAGAAGGAATTAAAATTAGTCCAACTAAATTCAATCACTTTTTTGAACCTACATTTGAAGACTACAGTATTAACAAAAATAAAATACATACTTCGTACAATCTTTACAACATTACTACAAGACCGAGCAACGCATTTAACAACATTAATTTCGCCGCACTTCCTAAAGAAAACGGCGCAAGAAATGTATTTATTCCCAACAACGATTACTTAATAGAATATGACTTCTCTGCTTACCATCCTTCTCTTATTGGTTCCCTTTTTAATTTTAAATTCAGTAGTAATCCCTATGCTGATATATCAGAAATACTTGGAGTATCAAAAGAAGAAGCGAAGGAAATTACGTTCAAAAATCTTTATGGAGGAATCAAAGAAGAACACAGAAATAAGGTATACTTTGGACAAGTCAATGGACTAATTAAAAAAATGTGGTTGGTTTACAATCAAGAAGACAGAGTAAAATTAGCAACTGGTCGAATTTTACATAAGTCTGATGAATTAAATCCAACAAAAATATTTAATTATTACATTCAAAGTTTAGAAACCAAAAGTAATGTAGAATTGGTTGGAAAAGTATTAGACTTTTTAGAAACTAAGAAGAGTAAAATAATTCTTTACACATATGATTCTATACTTATAGACTTTAGTAAAGAAGACGGAATTGAAACAGTAACTAAAATAAAAGAATTGTTAGAAAGCACAGGTTATACAACAAAGATGAAGAAAGGACTAGACTATGGTTTATGATATTTCTTCGATATTTATTAGCAGTATCCCTTTTGACATGAAGAATAAGTTACTGTGCTCATTTACAGCCCAAAATCGTTTATTAGACACCATTGCTGGTATAACTTCACGTTATGCTATATTGTACGATAAAATGTTTGTATTGGAAAGTCCTCAAACAACTGAATATATAATTACCTATAACATAGATACAGAAAATTCAGTAAATGAAATACCTGAAAATACTATTTTATTACACAGAAAAAAAGAATCAAATACTTTATATACTATTAATGCTTTAAATACTTTAATTAAACAACTAAACAACGGTATGTTAGACAACCAGTTTAAAGTAAGTTGGAACGATTATCAAAATAGTATATTGTTAACTCAAGGTCCTGACCTTCGCATTTTAAATACAAAAATTTACAAGATTATTAATATATAATTGGCTTTTAGCCTTTTATTTGTTATATTAGTAGAGAAATAATAAAATTGTTATGGATATTAATCAAATCAAAAATCGCTTGAATTCCCTTCAAAACAAGAAAGGGGGCTCTCAAAACAAAGAAGAAAGAGCAAAGAATTTCTGGAAACCTACTGTAGGTAAAACACTTATTCGTGTCGTTCCTAGTAAGTTTGACAAATCAAATCCTTTTAAAGAGGTTTATTTTCACTATGGTGTAGCTAATCGTTCAATGATTGCTTTGACTAACTTTGGTGAAAAAGATCCTATTGTAGAATTTGCAAGTCAACTTCGTAAGTCATCAGAAAAAGAAAATTGGCAGTTGGCTAAAAAAATCGAACCTAAAATGCGAGTATTTGCTCCAGTTATTGTTAGGGGTGAAGAAGAAAAAGGTGTTCGTTTGTGGGAATTTGGTAAAGAAACTTACCTTGAATTGTTGAGCATGGTTGCTGACGAAGACATCGGAGATTTTTCTGACATCTATGAAGGTCGTGATTTGACTATTGAAACTGTAGGACCTGAAGTAACTGGTACTAAGTACAATAAGTCTACAGTACGTCCTCGTACTAAAATTACTCCTTTGAGTGACAACAGTGCACAAGCTAAAATGTGGATGAGTGAACAACCTGAAATTTTGGCTCTGTACAAAAAGTACGAGTATGATGAAATGAAAGGTATTTTGTTGACTTGGTTGAATCCCGAAGCTGACGTAGAAGAATCAGAAACAGAAGAAGTTGAACAACCAGTAACTCCAGTAGTTACAAGTTATGCAACTCCTGTTAAGAAAAAGTCTTCGTTTAATGAAGATGAGTTTGATGCTTTGTTTACTGACGCTAAAGCTCCATCTAAATTTAACGATGAAGACAACGATTTACCTTTCTAATCTGTAAAAAATGGCTAAGAAAAAACTAACAGAAGCTATTTCTGGTGCTGTCAAAGGAAACTTTAACCTTGAATCGTTTAAAAAATCAAAAAACTTGAGTAACAATCAAGTAACATTTAAAGATCAACGTTGGATTCCACTTTCAGCAGCATTCCAAGACGTTCTTTCATTACCCGGTATTCCTATGGGCCACATAACTTTGTTACGTGGTCATAGTGATACTGGTAAAACTACAGCTTTGATTGAAGCAGCTGTATCAGCCCAAAAAATGGGTGTATTGCCTGTGTTCATTATTACTGAAATGAAATGGAACTGGGATCATGCTCGTCAAATGGGCTTCCAAATGGAAGAAGTAATAGATGAAGAAACTGGAGAAATAGTAGATTACACAGGTAATTTTATTTACGTAGACAGAAGTTCACTTAATACTATTGAAGATGTAGCTGGTTTTATTGCTGATTTGTTAGATGAACAAGCTAAAGGAAGATTACCACACGATTTGTTATTTTTATGGGACTCAGTTGGTTCAATACCTTGTTTAATGAGTATTGAAAAAAACTCAAATAACCCTCAGTGGAATGCTGGTGCAATGAGTCAACAGTTTGGTAACTTTATTAACCAAAAAATCATTTTGTCAAGAAAATCTAATACACCATATACAAATACAATGGTAGTAGTAAATAAAATATGGGTATCACCAGCAGAAACTCCAATGTCTCAACCTCGTATGAGAAATAAGGGTGGTGATACAATGTTTTTTGACTCAAGTTTGATTGTAACATTTGGAAACGTTACAAACAGTGGAACAAGCAAGTTGAAAGCTACTAAAAATGGTAAAGACGTTGAGTTTGCTAAACGTACTCGTATTATGTGTGATAAAAATCACGTTACTGGTGTAACTACTAAAGGAACAACTATAATAACAGTACATGGTTTTCTTGATGATGATCCAAAGGCAGTAGATAAATACAAAAAAGAACACAAAGACGAGTGGCTAACAATATTGGGAGCAGGTGACTTTGAAATTAAAGAAGATTTATCTGAGTGGGATGAAAGTAAAAATGGTATTTTAGCCGTAAACGATGGAGAATAATATTGATCCAGATTTTCAAGCGATAATAAATAAACTTAGTAAAGCAAGACAGGACAATAGTCCTGTTTTGCAACCTAAGGTACTTATTATTGATGCAATGAACACCTTTTTACGTTCATTTGCTATTATTAATCACATAAATCCTAAAGGCAACCACATTGGAGGTCTTACTGGTTTCTTAAAATCAGTAGGTTATGCTATAAAACACACCAATCCTACAAGAGTTATTATTGCTTTTGAAGGTGAAGGTTCAACTCTCAACAAGAAAAACTTGTATCCTGATTATAAAGGAACCCGTAAACTAAAACGAATTACTAACTTTGATGGATTTTCAAGCCAAGAAGATGAGTCAGAATCAATAGAAAACCAGTTGTTAAGACTCGTGGAATACTTACAATGTCTTCCTTTAGACATGTGTGCTGTTGACAGAGCAGAAGCAGACGATACAATGGCTTATCTTGCCACGAAATTTGCACCTACTCACGATGTAGTAATTATGTCTTCAGATCAAGACTTTTTACAGTTAGTAAGTCCAAAAATTACAGTTTACTCACCTACTAAAAAGAAGTTTTATGATCCTAATAAAATAAAAGAAGAATATGGTGTTCCACCTCAAAACTATCTTCAAGTAAAAATCTTATTAGGTGACTCAAGTGATAATGTTCCTGGTGTTCCTAAGTTAGGCCCTAAAAAACTCATTAAAAACTTTCCAGAATTACAAGAATCTACTGTAGTTAGTCTAAAAGACATTTTAGAAAAAAGTAATAACACTAAAGGAACTATGTATGAAAGTGTTAGTATGTTTCAACATCAATTAAAAATTAATGAAAAATTAATGGATCTACACAATCCTAATTTGTCTAGTATGATGATTTTAGAATTGGAGGATTTAATTTCTCAACCTAAAAGTACTATGGACAAAAGTAAGTTTCTTACTATGTACCAACAAGATCTATTAGGTAATAGTATTCCAAATGTAGAAAATTGGTTAGTAAATGTTTTTACTCACCTTATGGTTTCTAAAAAATAATTTATTATATTATAAAAAAGTTAT